AGATTATTGGATAGCAAGTCCAAGCCTTAGCAGAGTTATTACCTCGGATGATAATTTCAAAGAAATAGACGAAACCTTTTATTCCATTAAGGATAGGAAGATGGATAGGGTCTATCTAGAAATGGCAAAGGTGTGGGCTACTAATTCTTATTGCGAAAGGATGAAAGTTGGTAGTCTTATTGTGAAAGATAAATCTATTATATCTGACGGCTATAACGGTTCACCCACAGGTTTTCCAAACGTCTGCGAAGATTCATCTCACGTCACTTTACCTCATGTATTACATGCAGAGGCTAATGCGATTACTAAGTTGGCTAAGAGTACACAAAGCTCTGATGGTGCGACACTTTATGTTACAGTATCTCCTTGCTTTGAATGCTCTAAACTTATTATTCAGAGTGGGGTAAAAAGATTAGTGTTTAAGGAGTTATATAGAAAACTCGAATCGCTTAAGTTTTTATTCGACGCTGGAATTGAACTTGTTAGATTAAATAATAAATAGGAGGTAAAAAAGGAAATTACTGGGGGAATCAAAAATGGCAAAAGAAAAGAATATTCAAGTTTTAGCTGAAAGCTTCATTCAGACTAAAGGAGAGAGGGAATTCCGGCCTCTCTATGAAAGGGTAAAACCCGGAGTACTAAACCACTGTTATGGAATTCTTAAAGACTTTGAGTTGGCCGAGGATGCTTTCTTAAATGCAATGTCAAAAGTATGGCAGAAGATAGATCAATATGACCGCGAGAGGGGTAACTTTTCTACCTGGTGTTATAATATAGCTAGGAACGAATCTCTTTTACTTCTTAAGAGCAGGAAGCGATATATTTCACAAACTTCTGAAGAGATGGAGTACACTTCGGCGAAAGCTGAGGAAAGAAACCCTTCTTATGATATAGAAGACGACCCTCTCTGGGAATTTCTTTGTGGAGGAAATGATATTGACGATGTTTATGAACAAGTCATCGATGAGATCAAAGACCTTCCTCTTATCTATCGGGATATTATGATTGATCGTGAGATTAATGGAATGAAATACAAAGATATAGCCGATAAGTATGGAATAAAGAAGAGGTCTATTGCTACAAGAATTAGAAGAGCCCGTACTAAAATCCGAAAGAAAATGGAGGATGCTATGGGAAAATCTGATTTTAAATAATGGGAAGAATACTAGCTATATTTAGGATATTAAAGATCATTAGGGAGTTAAGGGTATACTCCCAATACAGGTCCACTGTAAAGGATGAGAGCATGAACTCTCCCTTTTGGACACGGTTGAGGCTGAGACATGATTGGCTTGGTAGAATTTACACTGTTGTAAATTTACCGCCGGAGGTAACACAATCTAGGGATTTCCCTGTCGATGCAAGACCTGCCTACGTTTTTGAAGAGATTAAATCGGTAAACGACTACTTAACTAAGCTAAATTTGCAAGAGATTATTACTCCCGTACTTAAGCCTCTACCTGAAACAAACGGGGATTCCTATTTGGTTATTTATTACTTCTTTTTTAGGCATTTGTCTTGGCTTTGGATTTTAAGATTTTTATTAGAGGTAACTGCTATTACTTTTGTTTTTTTGAAATTGGAATTAATTATAACTTATTTGGGATTTGCTTAATTTAGAGAAGACAAAACAGGATTATCAAAAGAAGCTAGATATTTTTAAGGACTCTAGATTTATTTTTAACGAGTCTGTTCATACATATCATTTTGATGGGGTCAAATATGATTCTGTTACTACCTTTCTTAAAAAGTTTAAAGTCCCCTTTGATCGTGAGTATTGGGCTAATAGAAAAGCCGATGAAAGAGGTGTAGACGTTTCTGTTATAAAATCCGAATGGCAAGAAAAAGCGAATGTTGCAAATGCTCTTGGAACCAAGGTTCATAAGTGGATAGAAGATTACTGGACAGGATTGGATCCTGAAATGCCAGAAGACCCGGAAGTTAGGAGTAGGGTCGAAAAATTCTTAGTCCTTAGAGATGAAAGATTTACAGACCTTGTGCCACTGGAGTCTGAGTTAAAGGTATTTTCGAAAAAATGGAGATTAGCTGGAACCGTGGATCAACCCTTTCTTATGTGGGACAAGAAAGAAAATAAGCTTTTGTTCCTCATCGGTGATTGGAAGACCAATAAGGAATTTAAGGACGATAATCATCCAAAGGGTAGATTCAAAAAACTTTTGCATCCTTTCGTGGATCTTTATGAGAATTCTCATAATGAATATTCCATACAAATTAGCCTGTATAGGCTAATAATAGAGGAAGAAACCGGATTAGAAACCCATGGAGGTTTCCTTTGCCACATTGGGCCTCAAGACAAACCTAAACTATATCCTGTAAAAGACTTACGAGAAAGACTTAAGATATATTTGCAACATAATCGGGAAGAATTCGATGTTTTCGATATCTCCGAGTGAAACATTACTGTTTAAATAACTAAAAAATAAAAAGAAATCAAATGGCAAAGTCAAAAAAACAAACACAGCCAAAAGTAGTAGAACTAGATGCTGACCAACTTGCAGATTCAGTGGGTGAAGAAGCTCTTTCTCGTTTAAATGAGGGAAGGATTAAAGCTGCTGAGGAAAACCTAGAAAATGCAAAAAAGAGAGTAGCTACCAAAGTTTATGCAGTCCAGTTTGAATCAATGGATCACATAGATAGATTTATCAGTTTTATGGAAAATGAGGCAGAATGGAAAGAAAAGGAGTCTCTTGGCGTTATTGAAATTTGTAAGGTTTTGGATAATCTAAAATCTGATGGCATTAAGAACAATATACTTTACTTACAAGCTTTGCCTTTAGAAGCAAGTCACTATTTTATATCTAAGCAAAGTGGTAAAGGACTTAAAGAAGCTAAGGAATTTATTTCCCTTTTGAAGCCTTTTGAACAAGGCCTGGAATCTGCAAAAGCTGATGCAAGAGAGATTCAGGATTTAGAAAAAGAACTCGCCGCAGCTCAACAGGGGCTTGAATTAGCCTAGAGCACACTATACAAAACCATTATATAAAATAGGCCTTGAGTGATCTAGGCCTATTTTTTAGTGTATATGGATTTGGGTTAGATATATAGTAAAACTAAAATTGTAAATAATCATGGTACAAAAGATTAAAGACAACTTCCAATTCATAGTATTAGGATTTCTAGTATTGGTTTTTTTCAGACAGTGCGGGGTAAACAGAGACATCGACCGTATTGAAAAGGAGCTCAAAGCATCCAACACAGAATTAAATACCAAACTTGACTCGATCAACACACTTACAAAGGCTGAGATCAGGCATGAGATGAATCAGGTAATGTTTCAGTTCCTTATTTATGAGGACGATTTTGATAAGAAGAGAATTTCACTTTCTGAGATTAAAAATAAGATAGAAGAGAGTGAAGAGTAAATCAAAATTGGTAAGCGGGTTTATCATAACTACTTTTGTGTCTCTGTACCTTATGGTGTCTGTGATATCCACTATCCACGTTATCGACTTCTTTAAGCTTTCCAATCCTACTTGGTTAGCAATTTCGTTAGCTATTGCATTTGAGGTTGGTGCTGCAGCTTCCCTTGCTTCTTTGATTGCAATGGAGAAGATGAACAAATCCCTTGTATGGTTCCTATTCATACTTTTAACAGCAATGCAGGCTATGGGGAACACGTACTATGCATTTGTTAACCTGGGTGATTATAGTTCATGGTCTGAGCTATTTGGTTTGATTGAGGAGGAGAGAGTTTTCCAAAAGAGAGTGCTTTCAATTGTTTCTGGTGCTATTTTACCTATCGTAGCACTTGGCTTTATCAAGTCACTGGTTGACTATATTAAACCAGGGGAAGTTGAAATAGATGGTGGTGCATCGGATGATTCTTGGAATTCATCAGTTGACACCGGGTTGGATGATGCTGATGATATAAGCGAACCTCTAATTTATGATTCTTCTTTAGATATGATTAAACCTGATGTTATGTCTTCACCTGTCTATGAAGAAGCACCTCAAGATGATTTCTATGGAGCACAAGCTATCGAAAAAGAAATTGTGGAAGAACATGCGGAGGTTAAAAATTCAATTATGGAGGATAACGTTGAGGTAGTTAATGTAAATGCGAACAAAATAAACCCGCGTATTAGACCTAAAGTGGTAGAAATGCCGGAAAATCCCGACATAAACCCTACAAGACTTTAAGATGAGTGCAAATATAGGTGACAATTTAGAAATCTTCGGGGGTGGATCTAGTAAAGGTGGAACTGGATCAGGCACTCCTTTCGGCTATGGCGATAGTAACCCAGCATTAACGACAGGTCAGTCTGGTCCTTTTGATACTAGATATACGTTAATTGCTAACACTCCTGGGTCTATGAGAAGAGTAAATCTTACCTTCTCAAACTATAACGATCCACACGAGGTAAGGATATTTCAGACTTCGATGAATGTTACCTATCAAGCAGATATAGATGAAAAATTAGATCTTTCTGAATATTTTCACCCTTTACAGTCATTTTCAGGATACCAGAGACAATCTTTTGTGATC